AACCGCCGCCGGGTATCAGCTTGGCACGACCGCCGCCGATCTTGTCGGCTTTCACGACGCCGCTCCCGTTGCGCAGGTAGCCGCCGCCGCGCAAGCTGCTGTGACCGCAGCCAGCACCAACGGGGCTATCGCTGCCGTGACAGTTGTCGCAACATCGACCGATGGTGTTGCCGCCGCCGCATCCGCCGACCTTGCGGCCCTTGCCGCCGAAACCGAAAAGATTGGTGACGACGTTCGCGCCGTCATCGTCGCATTCGGAACGCTTGTGACGGAACTGGAAAAGGCGTCCGACGACGCCCGCGCCTCCATCGTCCTTGCGAACGCCCTGCGTGCCGCCCTTGTCACTAAGGGACTCATCAAGGGTGCCGCCTGATGAACATCAAGCCCGCTGCAATCGTGTTCACCGACGCCGCTGGCAAGCTTTCCGGAGAAGTGGTCAACCTTGTGGAAGGGCTGGAGAAATTCCGGCGCATCACCCACGGGATTGACCGGACGCCGCCGGGGATCGTGTCCGTTCAAATCCTTTCCGCTCGCGGAATCGAAAAGCGGCACAAGGTAGCAACTCCGGAACCTCCGGCCAAGCCCGCAAAGGCGAAGACCTAACCACCGGGCGGGCGTCAAACCCCGCCCCTATTTTTTGCAAGGAACACCATGGCACAGTCACTTTCATGCGGGGCGTTCGTCGCCAATTCGACGCGCTCCACGTTCTCGGGTTCAAGGGGCTTCACCGTTACCACCGCAGGCGACGGGGCCGCGTCTGAAACCCGTAGCATCGCAACCATCGAAGCGGAATGGACGATCCCGACCAGCATCGGAAACGTCGGTCTTGTGACCATCCGCAACCTTGACGCCACCAACTACGTTCAGGTCGGATTTGCAACCGGCGTCTATGCCCTGCGCATCAAGGCCGGGCAGACCGCGCTCTTACCCCTGGAACCCGCAACCGCGTCCCTGTTCCTGCTCGCCAACACCGCCGCCTGCATCGTGGAGCTTGCCGCCTACGAGGCGTAACCCATGAGCATCCCAGCCGCCATGTTTGCCGCCGACCTCGCCGCCGACTCCGCCGCCGACCTCGCCGCCGACCAATCGCATGTATTTTTACCAAGCTCTGCCTCATGGCAAACGCGAACTAATTTCAGGCTTGATAAAACACCTTCAATATTGCAATCATTTTGCAGCTCAATAAGGCGATCAATGCGCTTAATTGCAAGGATATGGCAAACACTTTCAAGATCAACGCCAACCGGTACCGCATCAAGCAGATCAGTTCCAAACTGCGGCGCTTCGTCTTTTGGTAATCCTTCAAATATTTTATCTGCAAGGTGCGCAAGCCATTGTGGCCATCCCAATTCAACCGGAAATCGTGAGTGATCGTAATTTTCCAAGGTACAACCAACGAAACAACCACGACTTGATGCCGAGTCATAACCAAGGCCCTGAATAACCTGATCCATTTCGCGATGCTTGGCGAAACGCTCTACATACTTTTTCTTTACTTCAATATCGTTGTGATAGCTAAGCATAAAAACTCCGGTTGATTATCAGTTCCGCGCCAATCGCTTCACCATGTGCCCACTATAGCAATGCAAAATATATGTGTCAACACGTTTACATGTTATCGCGTATGCGCTATTATCACCTTACACCAACCAACTAGGAATAATCATGGCAACAACAGCAGCAACACGAACTAGCAAAGACGCTATAGCAATGGCTAAGCTTATGACCGCACGCATTAACAAGTTGCGCAAGAAGGAAAAAAAAGAACCTTTAAGCCAATCGCAAGTTATCGCCCTTGCAATCGAAAACCTAACCGTGCAAATGGGGGTGGAAAAATGAAAGACTTTTTAATTTTTGCGGCAATTGTTTTGCTTAGCGCATTTATTGGGTTTGGAGTGGCGGCAAATTATTCTTACGAAAGAATAGACCCAGTTATCGGCAACTCAATCGAAAACATGGAAAATCTAAAGCGCGACTGCGAGAAATCACTCCCCCGCGACAAGGTTTGTGTGATGGTATTTGATTATGTCCCCGTGGAGAATTACTATGAGCTATGAATTTAATAATGGCGACGAGCCAGCAAGCCCTATTTTTAACAGTGATGGCGAATATACGCGAGGCAGCGGTTTGTCCAAGCGCGAGGCCTTCGCAATGGCTGCAATGCAGGCGATACTTTCAAACCCTTCGCTTGTTGATATTTGTAGCGATGACGCGGTGGATTTTATTAGTTACAACTCGGTAAGAATAACCAATTCAGTTTTAGCTGAGCTAGCAAAGGAGAAGGCGGAATGAAAAACACTTTTATTTTGTATTTTATGATTTTTATCCCGATGGCGCTTTCAGGTCTATTAAAAGATTACGGGCTTGAGTATTCCGCTATGTCTACGGCTATATTCTCTCTTCTTCTTGTGCTTCTGCTTCCATACATTAAAGATTCTTTGGAGGGCAAATAATGGAACTAGCAACCGACATTATGGCGATATGGCAGAAAGAATTCGAACAGCTTATGCGCGAAACATACCCGCATAGATCGCTAGAAACTTCTGACGGTAAATTTGCATACGAAGATAGAGACGTATTCTACTGGTTCACTGGGTTTCTAATGGCAAAGCGCAATATGCCAGTTATTGAGCTTCCAGAAAAAGATCACTATTACTTGGATGATGACGTTTATGACGCAGACGAAGTGCATAGTGCTATTAACAAGGTCGGATACAAATACAAGATAAAAGGTGAGTGATATGTCATTACTGGAAAACCTTGAATTAATTGTTTCGTTCCAAAAAAACACAGAGCGTAAGTTAATGAAAAATGGACGCTTTGAGATTCATTGCAAAAAAGGTCTATGGGGTGTTGACGCACCTGATTCTGATACCGCTGACGTCGAAGCCTTGCACTACTTCCGCCAATACTATGAAGATGGTGAATACACTAACCAGCTATAAACAAGAGGTAGAGATTATGGCAGACATTCAAATGTGCTTAAAATCAGACTGCCCTAGCTTTGCTGGGTGCTACCGTGCGCAGGCAATTCCAAATGAGCATGTGCAGAGCTATATGGATTTTGACAACTCAGGCGAGTCATGCTGCGACGACTACATCCCAGTGACTCCGATCTGGAAAAACAAGCCGCCAGTTGCTTAATCCTAAATATTGACTATACAGAGGTAAATTATGAAACTTTTAACACTAGCTTTAATCATTGCGCCATCTATCGCAATGGCTGACTACGTTTCGCCAACCGAGTACAAGGATTTTACTTGTACCGAGTTGCGCGCTGATTACTACGACCTTGGCGACATGATGATAGATAGCCTAATCGATAGCCTAGACTATGATTACCGGTCACAGCGCCGCTTTGATCTTGATCAGGAATACAAGGCTATGAAGTCTCGCCAAGCCGCGATAGAGAAGGCAGCAAAGCGGATTGAGTGCGATCTATCAAAGATGGTTGCAACTACAGATTAATGCATTATAATCTTAACAGTGCCCCAGCCGAGTTTTCACCCGAGAACGCAGGCTGGTAAGCACAATCCTCTGTGGTGGGGGATGTTGTACGCAAACAAGCTAAAAATACAGACCGTTTGTAAATGCTGGCTTCTTTGTCCTGTGGGTTTTAGCTCCCATGCGCAGGCTTAGATCACCACCCAGCATCTACAAACGGTTTTTTTATGGGGTAAATTCCATGCTTCCAATTCTGCAAAACCAATCCGCACCAACCATGACCAGCCGCGAAATAGCTGAGTTAACTGGTAAAAATCACAAAGAAGTAACCCGCGATATCTATAACGTTCTTACTCAGGCCGAAATAGATGCGAGCAAATTTGCGCACACCTATCAAGACTCACAAAACAGAGACCAAAGAGAATACCGGCTACCAAAGCGCGAATGTGACCTGGTTGTTTCTGGATATTCTGTCAAATATCGCCTTGCCATTATAGACCGCTGGCAGGAACTGGAAAGCAATCAATTTAAACTACCTCAAAACTTCGCCGAGGCTCTACGCCTTGCCGCCGATCAGCAGGAAGTAATCCAAGCCCAAGCAGCTCAAATCGAGCACCAGAAGCCAGCCGTTGAGTTTGTCGAGCGCTACGTGGAATCCACTGGCAACCTTGGCTTTCGTCAAGTGTGCAAGCTGCTAAAGGCCAAGGAGCCGGAGTTTCGCCTATTTCTTCAAAACCGCAGAATTATGTACAAACTTGGCGACGAATGGACAGCATATCAGCCGCATATTGATGCTGGCAGGTTCTTTATCATCACGTGGGAAAAGAACAAGAGAAGCAAAATAACAGCAAAGTTTACGCCCAAAGGTGTTCAATGGGTTTCTGATTTGTGGAGCAAAAAATAGTGCACTACTACGAATTCAATATACCCGCATGGGTTCTTCACACAAGCCACTTAACGCTTGAGGAAGAGTGCGTATATCGTCGATTGCTGGATTATTACTACGACACGGAAAAGCCTATACCAGAAGAAACCAAGCAGGTTATTCGTAGGTTACGATTGGTTAATTACGAAAGCATCGTAGTTCAAATATTGGGCGAATTTTTCCACTTAGAGGCCGATGGATGGCACAACAATAGAGCGGATATTGTTATTTCAGAGTACCAATCTAAGGCGGATAAGGCTAGAGAGAATGGGAAAAAAGGAGGAAGACCCAAGCAAAATAAGGCGCCAGAAACCCAGCCGGTTATTTTAGCTAACCCAGAAGAAACCGGATCGAAAGCTAACTATGAACTATTAACTATTAACAATGAACTAGAAACTAATTTAAAAGATCCTGCGCCGCAAGCGGACGCTGATTTGATAACCGGTCTTGATGACTCGACAACTGATAAACAAAAAAAGGCTACACCGGCAAATTTCAAACCTGAATCGCTGGCAGACGAAATGCCAAGCCCGCTGCGTGACTGGTGGCTGAAGTGGGTGAATTACCGACGAGCACGTAAGCTATCGACCAAGGAGCCAACATGGCGCGCACAGGCCGCTAATCTGGCCGAATGGGGCAAAGCAGGGCACGACCCATGCCTTGCCATCAAGGCGAGCATTGAAAACGGATGGCAGGGGCTTTTTGAGCCAAAACCAAAAACTAACGGGGTAAATCATGGAAACCAACCAAAATCACCAATTGAGCGTTTCATGCGCAAGCACTATCCGAACGCCGGACCAGGACCTGAAAATGATCACGGACCTATGGGGCGCGATGATGGCCCTGTTCGGGGAGCTATGGACCCGCAGCTTCGGGGAGATACCGGACGAATCGGGCCAGTGGACCAAGACCTTATCGGGGATTTCTCGCGGACAGATAGCTGATGCGCTGGATATGGTCCGCAAGAGTGGCCGCAAGTGGCCGCCAGCCGCGCCAGAGTTCCGCGCCATATGCCTGAGCACAAATGCCGAGAAGCACCCCCCAATGGAGGCCTGCTACTCAGAACTGACAAAGTACATCGCGGATAACCGAAAGGACCGGCACAACCTAAGCCCGATCCTGTACCACACTATTCAGCGCAATATGGATTTTTACCGGTACCAGAAAATCGAAAAGGACTATGACCGGGTTCGAGAGTTTGAAATGGCATTCAAGGCGACCTTGTTTCAGTTGGAGTGTGGCGAGTCATTGCTTCGCGCACCAGCACCAGAAACGCTAATCGAGAGCGATAAACACGAACACAAAATCACTCCCGAGGTGATAGAAAAAACACAGGACATTCGATCAAGCATATTTGCAATGCTCGACGACAAGCCAGAGCCTAAACCACCCACACCGGCAGAGATTGAAGACCTACAGAAATTGGAGCGGCTTAAAAATGGATAACTTGATCGTTAGCGTATCGGGCGGAAAAACATCGATGCTCATGGCAATATGGATCAGCCAAAAATGGAGGGATAAATACAACATTGTTTAAAGAGCCTAAATGTTGCAGGTTTTGCGGTAGGTCAGTTTGCGAATGCGTGCCTTTTTAGAATTGTTAAGTTAAGCAAATATTCCCCCAACCCCAACCATTAAGCCGATAATACATAAACACTAAACAATGGAGCTTTAAAAATGAAAATTTACACAGCAGAACAGTTAGCGGAAATTATAAAAAAGCACGGAATGTGGTTGCGCGATGAGGATGGTGGGGAGCGAGCCAACCTGCGTTATGCCGACCTGAGTTCTGCCGACCTGCGTTCTGCCGACCTGCGTTCTGCCGACCTGCGTTATGCCGACCTGCGTTCTGCCGACCTGCGTTCTGCCGACCTGAGTTATGCCGACCTGCGTTCTGCCGACCTGCGTTCTGCCGACCTGCGTTCTGCCGACCTGCGTTCTGCCGACCTGCGTTATGCCGCTGGCAACAGTGAACACATTAAAAGCATTTTTGTATCTGAAGTTTATCCGATAGTTTACACGGTTGACTATTTGCAAATTGGATGCGAGCGCCATTTAATTTCTGATTGGGCTAATTTCGATGATCGCCGAATTTTAAAAATGGACGGTAAAAGAGCGCTGGAATTTTGGAAGTCATTCAAGGATTTTATTTTTATGTCAATTCAAATTGCACCGGCTGCTGCAACTGGATTTGTTGAAAAAGTTGAAGAAGAAAAAGCCGAGCAAGTTTGATGCATAAACACAGATAGGAGATAGATAATGAAAGACTTTGAAGGCAATGAACTAGTTGAAGGTTGGTATTGGTATAGCTCAAATGACGAGGGCGATATTTTCTACCCTGTTTATATTTGCTGTAATAACGTTTGTATTTTTGACGGCAAAAGAAAGCCTTTATCTGACTTTGCCAATGTGAATTTATTCAAGGCGGAAATGCCATCATGAATTTACACCACATATTTCCATTATATTTCCTAGCCTGCATGGATAAGCACGGAATACAGTTAATGGAAGGTTTTGAGCACGATAGTTTTGATACGGGGTGGGCAAGTGAGTAACCCGCACTTTTTATACCACAAGCAAAAAGAATCCTGGGAAGCATTCGAGCGTGACTTTGAGTTATTCGACAAAAACCGTAAGTCTTACCGGAACATCGGATGCAGACCAGAAACAAGAACATGGTTTTACCGTGCAAAAGGCGTAAAGGAAATAAGCAGGAAGTCACTTGCCGATATACTAATCGTAAAGGCTGAGCAGGAAGAGTTAAGAAAAGCAAAGCTGCTATTGCCTGCTGAACATCTGGTTCACAATGGCTGAAATTAACGGAGAATTGAAATGTTAAAAATTTTAACGATGGAAGATGCACAGGCTGATTTTGCTGGTGTCGATAGGCCAGTCATTAACGGTCAAGCTGGCGCCGAAACAGTGTTACAAGAGCTTGACAGGCTGCGCCAGAAATTGGCTATAGGGTCCGAGAAAAAAGCACTATTACACATTTCAGCCAATCAGTTAGAAGTGGTTGCTTCATGCGACCATTTGGCTGAAGGTGATAATCGCAAGATAAATTCACTAGAGCAGATCATTCGTGATGATCATCTAGAGCGCATATATATTGACCACACATACAAGTCAAATGATAGCGATGGGTCATTTGATAAGCCCTTTAGTAATATAGATGAGGCAATGCCAGCACCTAAGCAAGAGCCTGTGGCATGGCGGCGATATGCTGGAATAGTTTGCGGCAGTGGCTGCTTCACTTATCGAGATGAAAAACCTGTTCAAGACGAAGGTTTTGAATGGCATCCGCTTTATTATCATCCAGCGCCACCGCAAGCAGCAGCTATACCGGATAACTGGAAGCAGTTAATTCTTGATGCTATGGACGAGGGATTTTCTGTGCGCAGAGAGCTTGGTAATTTAGCTGATGGAGGTCTGGTTTATGACGATACACAGCTAGGTGTTGAATTCGCTATAAACCATTTTAATCGATGGTTATCAGCAGCACCAAAGCCAGAGGGCGAGCAATGAGTATTACACCGAGAGACTTTTTCGAAGTCGAATATGTGAAAAAGTACCACGCGCAGGATAACTACCGGCAGGCCAAGGAAATGATGGAGCAAAACCGCGACGGTGATACATACACTGACTGCATGATCGCGCTGGCATACGAAAAGCAACTTATGGGATTGGATTGGTAGCATGGGCGAATCATGGGTAATCAACTCCGATACATCTCTCAAGGCCTTTGTAGCTAACGTAGAGAAGCTTTACGGCGAGCACAAATACATAACCTATGGGTCACCAAGAATCGGGCAGGATCGGTCGCTAGGACAGAATGCCCTATTTCACCTTTGGCTGACTGACTTTGGTTGCCATCTGGCTAAGTGCCACTATTCCCAATTCACCGATGGAATGATGGACGGAACAAAGAAGTCAATCAAGGGATTGTTCTATAGGGAATATCCGCGCGACTGGATGATTCACGAAGTCGAATGTGTGATAACAAAGCGCAAGAAAAAAGACTACACCAGCAGCGCAAAGTGGAAGCAGGGAGAAATGTTCGAGGTTTTAACTTGGCTACAAAACTTTGCTGCCAATCATGGTTGCGTGCTTGAGTCAAAAGGTGAGTTTTCCAAATTACAGCGGGAGCAAAACAATTGAATTTACCAATGCGCCAATGCCACGACAACATAAAAACGATCTATGGGAAAAGCCGTGGATTTGATATTCCGCAGAAGATGAAAAAGCTTTTAATTGGCGCTGAAATAGTATGGTTTGATAAAGAGCCAATGAGCCAGAACATGAATGACGCATTGCATTTTTTCTTCGATTCGCACACATCGCTAATGACCGACCTGCTGTTAAAAAAGCAGGGTTTAACCGATGTTAGCCAGTACGTGAATATCCCAATGCAATGGGGCGTAGAAATGGAGCTGCATTACTCAATGCCTAACCGTGAAAAGCGGCATGTAGAGCATCACTATTTTGAGTTCTACGGTACAATATTCCCGATGAGCGAAAAGTTTAAGCGGCACCGAGACACGTTTTACATGACAAAGAACTTGGAGTTTTTGCAGGTTCCAGACGACCACAAAAACAAGAAGTTTTACGAGACAACCAAATTCAGAGCGGTGGTTATATGACAACGATTGTTTATTGCCATGAATCAAAAAGAATTGCCATAGACTCAAGGTCAACTGTTGGAATAACCATCGAAACTGATAGGGCTGAGAAGTTCAGACGCATTGGCGATGAGGTTTGGTTTTTTTGTGGATCGTCTGCTGATATTGATAAGCTGATAAAAATCCACAATGAGGATATGCCTGCATTTAATGTTGGTTGCAGCGCGATGGTGGCAAACAAGGATGGCGTATTCATTAGGATGTATGACCAAGACAAAAACAGATATATGCCTTACAAGCTTATAGATTCATGGGCAATGGGTTCTGGAGCAGATCACGCTCTAACCGCATTGGATATGGGCGCAAGTGTAAAGAAAGCCGTTCAAATTGCTATGCTTCGCGATACGTGCACAGGTGGAAAGATTTGGGTATTTGATTGCGTTACTATGGAGTTTATAAATGAGGCGTAAATCAACACCGCAAAGTCGAGGCGCGCACGCTGATGAAAAAGAATTCATGGCATGGTGCAAAGAGCAGCCTAGCATCGTTTCTGGCGCTTATGGAGTAGAGGTGCATCATTGTGTGGGATCATCCAGAAAAACCTACTTTAACAACGAGCGGGTGCATATCGGCCATTGGTTTGTTATCCCGCTTACGCCGGATGAGCATAAGCTATTCCACAATGATAAGTTTGAATTCATCCATCGGCATGGTGAGCAATCAGAATTATGGCTGAAGCTGGTAGAAAATTATCCGGTCGAAATACCGCTAAAGGTAATTCAGGGAATAGTTAATTATGGGAGATGAAATTGTATTGAATATCAAGCCAATGTCAGTCAATGGAGCATGGCAGGGAAGAAGGTTCAAAACTCCGGCATACAAGACCTACGAGAGTCAAATCCTTTTGATGCTTCCAAAAATAACGATACCCGAAGGTGATTTGAAGTTGTCTATAGAGTTTGGGTTTAGCAATAAAAACTCTGACTGTAGTAATCCTATTAAGCTTATTGAGGACATTTTACAAAAGAAATACGAGTTCAACGATAGCCGCGTATATGAGATAAGCGCTCGCAAGGTAATAGTAAAAAAAGGAGAAGAATATATAAAATTCTCAATTGTTAAAAACGGTAAAGATATTAACGCTAGTTCTGTGAAGTGTTAAACTGAGTTTGTTGTGAATGCGTAGGCTGATACGCAACGAAACCAGTGTAGTGGCTATGTAGGTCTGGAGCACACCAACGCCATGTAATCATAATCAGCGATTACCACAACATTGCCCATTAGCAATAGTGGGCATAAACCAGCAGGATACTAGGCAATATCTGACCAATCGAAAGATTGCGACGTGCGCGGGTTCGATACCCGCACTGCTGGTGATTTACGCCAACCCTCTCCGGCGGCAGTAAGCGAGAGGGATTTGATCTTGGTGTTTGTGATGATGGGGCTGACCATCTACGAGAAAGAGCAGTGCATACGACCCGTTCCTGAATCAGGACTGCACGGGAAGCAATCAAGAGTTCCAGCGATTGCGGCAAGCACCAAGTTCAAAGAATTAGCCAGTAATGGCACAAAGAATATGGGGAAGCATGGTCTGCACAGTTCCGGCTTTCAAGTGGGTATCGGGTTGCTCCGAGAGATGCTTGATTTGTCAGGGGTTGATCGCCTTGATATAAAACGGGGTCAACTGTAGGGTTCAATTCCCTATTCTCCACCAATTCGCCGAAAGGCAAACAGAGCAGAGCGCATGGGCTTTAGGCTGAGGATTTCAGATAATTTACCATGACAGCCGCATGAAAGGGCGGCAACTATGCTATCAGTACTTTCAATTCGGAGATGGTGGGAGAATATCCGCAATTGAGCGGATTGGCTCACGGTTGCGGCTTCAAGAACCGCCTGATAGCTCCAAACTCCCAGCGCGCATGTTCGCAGTAATCCAGATTAACCAAAACCCGTGCAAGCACCTCGCTGCGGCAATCTGGTAAATAAGCATGTAGGGCACGGTAGGACTACTAACCGCATTGCATCGCCGCCCAAGATGTTGCCTGAACGGGCATTAACTTATCTTTACATTTCTACCTATTGCGGTAATCTCTTACTAATGAGATGATGATCTCACTGAAGCAATGGTGCGACAGAATGGAAATCGGTGAAGATTATGAAAATTACAAAATTGATTATAATTACAAATACTTCTTACACTAAAGCGCCTTTTGTTAAGGCAAATGAAATGTTCATGCCTTGGTCAAATTGGTTTTAATATGAGTATCGGAAAAATATTAAATCAGCCAACCCCGAAGCGAGAATTAATGGCTAGGCTGTATGCTGAGCGAAAAGCAGCAGGATTGCAAAAGTGCAGCTTCTGGCTTACTGAAGATCAGCGCAAAAAAGTTAACGAGCTTCTTAAATCACTATGAACTTACTACAGGAGCGCGCCTACATGGCGCTGCTGATGACGATGGAAAATAATATCCCACTTCCAGAAGTGGAGGAACTGCAAGAGCCAAAGCCGCGCAACCAGTTCCACGCGCAAATACTGGCACAAGCAAACGAACCACCAGTAAGCCACAAGCACTGGCCAACACAATCAAGGCCAGTCGAGCCGTGCAGAGGGTATGACTGGCCTGGTAATACGATATAGGGGGATTGTATGATTAGATTCATTCTTGGATTGCCGCCTTACCAAGATAAGTCAATAAGAATGACCCCTTTTAGGGTAATGCAAAAAGGTCATTTGGAAATGGAAAAATATGCCAAATACAGAAGGCTTATCGCATAGGGGGATTTATGGCATACGGAGCATACTATGATGATTATGAGCAAGACGCTCAAGGCCAAGAATAAGGGCGCAGCCGATCGGAACACGAAATAATGTGCGAAAAATTCGGACTATCAACCGAAGAGTTTGCAGGGCTTAGTGGAAACGAGCAAAGCAATATTCGCTGGAATTGGCGAAATGTTCAGAAAAGAAAGTAAACCACTAAATATGTCCGCACCTTCGCCCGAGTAGTCGGGCTTTTTTATTGCCTGAATTGTGCTAGAATTCCGTAAATGACCAAAAAAAGACGGAAGCAATGGCTAAAAAGTTATTCGATTCTGAAAACCAGCCTGAGAACAGGGCGCCTCGCGGCAAGTCGTTTAAGACTATGGTAATAGATGCCCTTAAAACTCAGGGCATGAATGAGCAAGAGTTTATCAACAAGCTAGTAGAGCGCGCCTTAGTCGATGGCGGCGTGTACCTTCAAGAGCTCCTAAAGCGTTACTCCCCCATCCCAAAGCAAACACACGAACCTATCAACATAGACTGGCCAGAGAAAGGCACGCCTGCGCAAAAGGCAGATGCTGTTCTTAACGCAATGAGCAAAGGCTTAATGAGTCCAGACGTTGGGGCGATATTCATCGAGGCAATCAGCAAGTCACTCGGGATCGAGGAAGTTACCGAGCTTGCGGCGCGCCTTGAGAAAATTGAGAAGATGCTGGAGGATAAGAAGTGAGCCTATGCCGATACATTCAATACGCACTAAGCCACCCTGACGCCAGCGCAGGATTCTTGATTACATGGATTCCTTACGTTGAGATTGGCGAAGCTAGGAATGCGTACCTTAAAATTATTGAAGAGCGATTTAGGCAAAATAAATGAGTAAAGTTACTGATATATCAATGTCATTTGCAACAGCTGCAGCGATGACGTCATGGCTTGTTAGTGAGGGGTTTGTGCAGAAAAAGGACGAAGAAACTGTAACTTCGGCGCTTAAACTTTGCATATCAAATTACGAAAAGGAATTGCTGGCTGACGTAGATGATGCAGTCACGAGCCTAGAGAATACACTTGCTGGCAAAAAACTAGGCTACGAAGTCCAAAGCTATGGCGTATCGGTGCCCTTTAAGGATGGTGCCAAGCCTGAGTCGTTTTCTGAAGCTGTTAAGGCTGATTTAACCGGCGCCAATGGCATAGAGGCTCACTTAGCTGCCGTTAAAAAGCACTACCCAGAAAGATTGGATGAAAAGAAATGATTAAGCCTAGAATTAAAAAATATGGCAAACGGTGGGAATGTAATGGATTGGTTGGCGCAACGCCTTATGATGCGTATCGGTCTTGGCTTGATAAAACTGAATGGCTAGAGAGATTGGGTGTGAGAAATATTGCGTAAGCGCCTAACTGAAGCCGCCATTGCCAACATAGAGCAAAAGGCACAGCAGGCTAATGGTGATAGGCATTCTACTGTTTTTGGAGTTGTCCATCCTGACGGGACTCTTTTGCGCTCAATTGAGTGCATTGATGGAAGATGGGTGGAGGTTGATAAGCAGCCTACAATTTACACCGCAGAAAAGCTTGAGCGAGCAATAACAACAGAAAAAAGGTTCGTAGTAATAATCGGTGGGAGGGGTTCTATGAAGTCGGTCGGAGTGATCGACATTATGCTGTCTGGAATAGTTGACAGGGGGGATAAGGTTTATTTTCTCAGGGAGTATCAGGAGTCAATAAGCGATTCTGTGCACGCCCTAAACAAAGATGAAATAGATAGGCTTAGTCTTGATGGGTTTACAATACAAGAGAATGCCATTTATCACAGCGGCGGCGGTATAGCTAAGTACAAGGGGCTATCAAGGAATCCTGCAAGCATAAAGTCTGCAGCCGGATTTCGTCGGTTCATGGTTGAGGAAGCGGCAACCCTTAGTGAAAACTCAATTACACAGTTAACACCTACGGCTAGGAAAAAGGCTAAGTTTGGCCTTCCAATGGATATAGCAAAGCAGGAGGATGAGGATGATATCTTTTCTGGCGTGCAAATGTTTTTTGTTGCCAACCCAAATTCAAGCAGCGATCCATTTAGCGAAAGATTTATAGTCCCGTTTTTAGGTGACATAGAGTCAAATGGATACTATGAGGATGACCTTCACCTCATCATAAAAATGAACTACGAGGACAACCCTTGGTATTCTTTGTCCGGTCTTGAGGATGAGCGGAAATTTGATTTTGAAAATAAGTCGAGAGCTAAATATGATCACATTTGGATGGGGGCATTCTTGGATACAGTACAGAACTCGATCATTGATGCGGCTTGGTTTGATGCGTGTATCGATGCTCACGAAAAATTGGGATGGAAAGCAGAAGGCCAAGAGAAGATGGCATTCGACCCTGCTGATAGTGGCGATGCTAAGGCGGTCGCTTACCAAGTCGGAACCGTGATCATGGGCGTTAAGCAAACCGAGCTTGGGGACGTAAATGATGCAACTGACTGGGCTTTGGGTATGTCTGCTAAGCTCAAGCCTGATGTGTTCATTTGGGATGCTACCGGTATTGGATTAAGTCTCAAGCGACAGATCAATGATGCGCTCAACGGCAAGAAAATTAAGGCTGAGCCGTTTTATAGCTCTGCTGGCACCGTTGACCCAACATATGAGTATGAAGCAATCGAAGGAGAGATATGGGAGATAGGCAAGGAGAAAACCAACGGCGACCTATTTGCTAACCTTCGCGCACAAATGTACTGGAAGCTCAGAGACCGGATATTCAAAACCTATCTGGCAGTAGAGAAGGGGCGCTACTACTCCCCTGACGAACTTATCTCATTCGGCAGCGGAATCAGTGAGCTAACCGCTCTCCGGTCTGAGATATGCCGCATACCAAGAAAGATGGGCGTAGCAAGTGGCAAGATACAAATACTCGACAAAGCAGCCATGAAATCACTGGGCATTAAATCGCCAAATATGGCCGACGCTGTTATGATGTTGCAATTACCCGTAGACGTATTCGGCGGCTACGATGACGATTACGAACCAGTCCGCACAAGCAGCGGGGAGTGGGCATGAAGTCACTACTTAAATTTATTGGCAAGTCAAACATCACTGACGAGTTTAACGATGATCAGCTAAAGAAGATTGCTCAAGATGTAATCCGGCGATACGGTGAAGATTGGGATTCTATGAAGGAGTGGCGCGAGTGCATTCAGAAGGGCATGGACTTAATAAAGCCCAACTGGAACACAAAGAGCGAGCCTTGGGAGGGTGCTGCAAACTACCGCACTACGATCATTGCTGAGTCAGCTAACACATTTGGCAACCGTGCTGCCGTTGAGCTATTACGAATTCCTAAGCTGGTTAGCGCTTCTATTGAGGGTGGCGAGACACTAAAGAATTACATTGACCGCAAGGCTAATGAAAACTCAAAGCTCAAGGCTGAGATTGATCAGTTGCAAGAGCAAGTTAAGGAAATGCCGGAGCTGCAAGAGCCATTCAAGGCATTGACTGATAAGTTCAGCGAAAACCAAAAGATCATCACCGACAAGAAAATGTCACTGCGCAAACGCAACGAACGAGCTGCGCGGGTTGGCGAGTCACTGAACTACACTGTTGACGTAAAGATGAAGAACTGGCGCGAGAACAAAGAGCGCATGTTCTATCTGCTTCCTCCGCTCGGTTGCATCTTCACCAAGACCTATTACGATCCGATTTACGGCTGTCCGGTAACTGAGGATATTGGCCATTGTGACTTTGCTGTCAACCAAGCAACGAAAGACTTAGAGAGCTGCAGAAGCTTCACCCATGTTATTCCGTTCTCAAAGTCAGAGGCCGAGTATCGTATTGATGCTGGTATCTGGCGAGATGCGCCGTTGTATGCTGATAATGCTGATGCTGATGCGGGAAGTAATGAGGCGGAAGGCGCCAAGAAAACTTACGACAATTCCCAGAAATTCCTTGAGCAATACTGCTGGTTGGATGCTGATGATGATGGCGTTGAAGAACCCTATGTGGTTACCGTACACGAAGCATCACAAAACGTTGTGCGCATTGCTCCACGCTACTCATACGATGGCATCCATGCATCACTGGAAGGATTCAAGCCTGACACCATTCTAAACCTGCAGGATAAGAGAACCGCAAAACTCAAAGAACTTGGATCTACTGAATTCCCTGACCCATATGATCTGAGCGAATACAGCCTGATCCGCGTATCCCCTATGGGAATCATCAACAAATACGGCCTATGCCCTGCATTGGATGGTACGTTCCTTGATTGGGGCTACTTCCATATCATTGGATCTAACGTGCTTGGGGTTAACAAGACCACTAACGATCTGCTTAACGCCGGTACGCTGTCAAACTTGCAGGGCGGTATTGTTGCTAAGGACTTCCGCATCAAGTCCGGTGCGTTTACGTTAAAGCCCGGAGAGTACAAGCAAACTGAAGTGCCAAGCCAGAACCTACAGGCATCCATCCTCCCTTTGCCATACAAAGAGCCAAGCCCAACTCTGTATCAGCTCAACGAGAAGATGGAAGGCGCTGCGCGAGCGTTTGGGCAGTCTATCGATTTGGAGGGGCAGCTACAGGCCAATACCGCTCCAACCACCGCATTGGCAATGATCCAAGAGTCACTTGTTAAGCAAACTGCGCACAACTCAATGCTCGCCCGCTCAATGGGTCGCGAGTTCAACTACCTGCGCGCAATCATGCGTGACTACCTTGACAATGACGAGTACAAGGAAATCACCGCCGACGATGACGCGGATAAGGATGCAGACTTTGACGAGAAAGGCCTGAAGATATCTTGCTCAGCTAATCCTGAGTTGGCTAGCCGTATGCAACGCATGATGACTGCCGAAGCTGAGATGGCACAGATACCAATTGTTATGCAAGTCGGCGGTAACCCGATCCCAATCGTTAAGAGTTATTTCCGTCAAATTGGCTCAGAGAATACTGATGACGTATTCCCGAACGAAGCCGAAATGTCACCGGAAGAAAAACAGCAGCTTGAATCAATGCGTCAAGTTCAAGAACAAGCCAATCAAATGGCTCAAGCCCAGCTGCAGGCTGTACAACTTCAAACTGAATTGCTGAAGCGCGACCAAGACCGCAAAGACCAAGAATTCGCCGTTCAAGCCCAGAAAACAATGGGCGAGATGGCGAAGATGATAGAGGAAATGCGCAAGCTACGCGCCGAGACTCTATTAACACAAGAGAAAGCAGAAACCGAAGCGGTGAACAATGGCATAGCTATCTACACCGCAGCTAGTGATCAACTAGACAAAGCCGAACAGGCATTAGGAGCACCAAGTGCCGAAAATATCGAGTGATGAATTCGAGATCTGGAAAGAAAACGAAGTTACCAAAGCGCTAATTGCGCAGCTTGAGCTATCCATGCGGGAGACGCTTGAGACACCTATTGCCAGCTACGACCCAAATGTCGTGCTGTCATTAAACGCCGCCAAGAATGCGGCAGTCGATACCCTAGAGAAGATCCTAAATTGGAGTCCTGTAAATGAGTCAAAATAGCTACAAAACAAACGGCCACTATGTATTGGTCGAAGTGCTGGAAGTGAAGAACAAGAGTGCCGGAGGTATTTTGCTTGGTGACACCGAGCGCGAGCAGATGGCTTGCGAGTATGGGCGCATTGTTTCGTTTGGGCCTACTGCCTATATTGGGCTTAGTGGTTGTGATCCAGAAAAATACCCTCCACTTGACCCAAGATACAAAATGACACCCTATCAGCTATGGGGAGTTGATGTTGGCGACCAAGTTCAATTCTCGAGAATGGAGGGGGTTATTGTGCGCGATCCTAACGGTCGCAACCTGCGGGCAATCCCAGACAATAGAATCATTGTTGGAATTGAAGGCGATATTGAGCTACACAAAGCAAAATTTTAACAGAGGGCAAGCGCCATGACAGACGAGCTAAATGATATTGATTTGCAGGAAGAAGATTTACCGGAAGTTAATACAGAAACAGTAGAAGAAAAACAGCCTGAGGTTGAATTACCTAAGGGCTACAAGACCAAAGAGGATTTGATTGCCGAGGGTAAAGACCCTAGCACTTGGTTGCCTCCCGAGGCATTCGCTGAGCGCAAAGAGCGGTTCAAGGTCGAGACCAAGTACCGCCGTGAGCTTGAGGATATGCGCAACCAAATGGCAAACCTCAATAAGTTCCACTCTCGCCAGCTTGAGATGACCAGATCGCAACTGGAGAAGCAGCGCGAAGATGCCGTATTAACTGCCGACCTGAAGGAAGTTAAGCGCCTTGATGGTGAGCTTGAGGATTTGAAGCAGGCTCAGCCGGTTCAGCAAGTGCAGAAGCTGCCAGAGGAAATTGAGTGGGAGGCAGAAAACGCATGGATTATGAACCCTGATGACCCGCGCACCGCCATTGCCCAGCGCGTCTATGTTGAGCAAATCAATTCTGGCAAAACCATAGCTACCGCATTGCGCGCCGTTGATCGTGAGGTTGCAAAGCTATCTGATGCTCCAAGAGTTGAGCGTCGCCCATCTGCACCTGCCGCAGACTCCAGCAAGACGCCAGCGGCCAAGCGTGGAAATGATGCGCCTACGGTTACTTGGGATAGCCTAAGTGCAGACGAGCAAGCAATTTATGATTCGTCAGTATGGCCGACAAAATCAGAGTTTCTAAAATCAGTGGCTAATAGCCGGAGATAATTATGACCAGAGAATCAAGAGCAAGAGAAGAACGCAGCACAGCCGATAAGACTTTGGCGTCTGCTGAAAACCTGCCGACCAACTTACGCGGTAATCGTGACGCACCGCGCCAAGATGCTGGTGACATTGATTTGATCCTTGCCGTACCTGATGGAACTATTCCCGAGGGCTACACCGGTCACTGGTTCAACGAAGATAGAGTGCCGCAAAAACTTGCCGAGTGGTGGCTGCACGTTACCGATGCTGCTGGTAACAATATCGTCCGATCGCACAAGACCAAGAAAATGTATCTCATGGCAATGGAGACCGCTGAGGTCAAAAAACTGGATGAATTGCGTGAGCGCCGCTACCGTGCTAGTATTGGCGAAACAGAGACCAGCGCTTTTGATGCGCGCGAAAAAGGTCTACTTGAAGATTACGAGCCAAGCGGCAACAAAACAAAAGTTTCGAAGGATATTTTCGACTAACCTTCACACGCGACTCGGCAGACCTGCCGGAATGGAGCGAATGAGATTTAACATTCATTTACTTTATTTAGGAGGTCTGCCATGCCCGGTGGATTCAAATGGGTCGGCTCGCTGAGTAACGACCCGCACGGCAAAATTCGTACTTTCGATATTGCCTCATCTCACGCTACACGCCTTGCACCTGGTGACGTTGCTCGTATCACTGGAACCGCAAACGCAACCACTTACCTTCCTGGTGTCGATGCTGCAGCCGCAGGCCAATCGATTACTGGTGTTATCAATTCCTTTGAGCCTTCATTTGCAACTGAGTCATTTACTGACACCGGTCTGGCAGCTTCAACTGCTGGCACCGCGAAAGTAAACGATGACCCATTTGCACTGTATGAGGTTGATTGTTCTGCCACTCTTGCTGTAGCTGATGTTGGTCTGAATGCGGATATTGTGGCTACTGCTGCAACCCAGTCAGGCGGTATCACTATCAGCAATATGACGCTGGACTCGTCCACCAAAGCGACTACCGCTACCCTTCAATTCCGAATTGTTGGCCTTTTGGCTGACTCTGCCGGTGTTGTTGGTAACCGTGCGTTGGTAATGGTGAATAACTCAACTAACAAAGCTGGCGCAACGGGGGTATAACCATGAGCACTAAAATTTCCAGTGGTTTAATCCCACGATTACTCCAAGAAGGCATCAACAAAGTTTTTGAGACCGGCACCAAAGAGTGGGCTCCGATCTATCCAAAACTGTTTGATGTTCAAGGCTCAAGCAAAGCTTACGAAATCGACCAGCACATGGAAGGTTTCGGTTTGGCATCTGAGAAGAAAGAGGGCGACGATATTACCTTTGACTCTCGTCGCCAAGGCTTTTCACCGAAGTACATTCACACCGCATACGCCAAGGGCTTTATCTTCACCAAAGAAGCCAATGACGACAAGCTGTACCCTCTTGCCATTAAAGGCGCTCGCAGCTTATTGCGCGCCATGAAGGTGACCAAAGAGGTTCGCTCTCATGTGCTGTACAACACAGCGTTCGCTACTTCATCTGCCATGACTGGCGGTGATGGCGTGGCAATGTGTTCAACTGCGCATATCAATGGCCCAAGCGGCGGCACTTACTCAAACCGTCTTGCTGTTGATGCTGATTTCGCTGAGGCCTCTCTTGAGGATATGCTGAAGCTGATCATGCGCGCCACTGATGACCGTGGTTTAGCAATTAACCTGATGCCTAAGCGCTTGGTTGGTCATACCGATCAGCTGTTTGAGTTCGAGCGTGTTCTGAATTCAAGCTTGCGCAGTGGCACCGCAGAGAACGACCTGAACGCAGTTAAAAAACTGAACATGATCCCTGACTATGTTGTTAGCCCATTCCTCACCGCCAATACCAAGGCGTGGTGGTTGCTGACTGACGCAGAAGAAGGCTTGAAGTTCTTTGATCGCGTTGCTATGGAGTTTGAAGAAGACACCAGCTTTACCAGTGGTGACTATCGTCATAAGTCATACATGCGCTTCAGTTCTGGTTATTCAAACCCTCGCGGCATCTACGGTACATCTGGTCAATAATTGAAGGGGGAGCAATCCCCCTTTGCTCATTAGGAGTGATTCATGACTACACGCTTCAAAACTGGTTTAGACGCTGCACCTGCAGACTACAACCGCACCGAAAAAGTATCTGGCAATAAGACTTTGGTTGCTGCTGATACTGGCAAGACTTTCCAAGTTAAATCCGGCACATCGATCTTTACACTTCCTGCTACCGCTGTTGGATTGGTTTACACCTTCCACTTCACCGGGCGTAATGCTGGTGGGCAGATTCAAGTGTCTCCTGTTGCTGCTGATGGTATTGCCGCTGTAGGTTCGGCAGTGGTCAATAAAGATTTGATCATGGCAACCGCAACAATCAAAGAAGGCGACTACGTTACTATCGCATCTGGTGTTGGTGCTACTGGGGTTACTGCTTGGCACGTGACCGCACAGCGCGGAATCATCACCAAGGAGGCTTAATATGGGTTCCAAGACCTATGTTGAGGCTGATTGGGCGACCGGAAACGCAACCGCACCATTTCCACTCAATCACAAGCAAGATCAGCTTGCCTTGCAGATTGTTGTTACTGGGACTGTCGATTTTGACATTGAGTCCACTAACGCCGATTTGCAGGCTGGCGAGACTGCTAGCTGGCTGCCTGACAGCACAAACAGTGAAGGGATAACCGCTAGCAAGTGGCTAACCTTTAACGCTGTGCCTCGCTTTATCCGCATACTGGTAAACAGTGGCGGAACGGGCGCAACAATCAAGCTGATGTGGTCTCAAAATGTCTGCTAACGATCCTTGGACAATTTGCGATGCAAGCGGATTCAAATGCAAATTGTCCGAGACTCGTTTGCGGTGGGATGGGCGTAGAGTAAGGCATGATTTTTGGGAGCCTCGCCACCCGCAAGACAGAATCCGCACACCAAAAGAACAAAAGCCACCAAGAGACACCAGAACCGAGCAGGCAGACCCACCTGTGACGGTTGAGTTCACTCAGGACATGATTATATGAAGACCGCTGGCGATTTGATCCGCGAGGCCTTAAGGGCAGCAACCATTACCGGCACCGAATCGCCTGTGTCATCCAAAGATTTTGCCATGGGGCAAGATCACCTTAATGATATTTTAAGAAACCTGCAGTCCGACCAAATCCATATGTGGTCTGAGACTGAGGCAACTATTCCAATGAACCAAGGCCAGCGCGCCTATGTGTTCGGCACCGATCACGCCTTTACTGATTACGTTTACCGCACTGCATCCGCTGCATTGATTGGCGCGACTTTATTGAACATCGGATCAAATGCCGGTGTTACTATTGGTGACAATATCGGGATTGAGCTATCGACCGGCGTCCGCCAGTGGACAACAGTTGATTCATTGTCCGGCATTGATTCTGTCAACCTTGATGCCGCTCTACTTGCTGCTGTTAACGATTCAGCCACCGTTTACATTTACACCACTGGTATTGAGCAGCCAGTCCGCATTCTGTCCCTGAGATATTCCGATGGCGAAACCTATTCCGATATTCAAACATGGCAAATTACCCGCGACGACTATTACAATCTGACCGATAAGTCAGACACCGGATCAATCAATCAATGGTATTTCTCTCGCCAACTGAATGCGGGCGTTTTGAATGTTTGGCCTACTGCTGATAACTGCAATCGGCTACTAAGAATTACCTTTATCAAGCCACAAGAGATTCCATCTGATCAGTCGGAAAATGTAGCGATCCCGCCCGAGTGGTATTTGGGGCTAAAATTCCAGTTGGCTGCTGATTTGGGGGTGACTTACGCTGTTGATGCTAATCGGTTGATGATCCTTGAGCAGAAAGCCGCAACGTACATGCAGAAAGCGCGTGACGCAGACCAAGAATTTACCAGTTTTTCATTTGCACCGGATAACCTTTAATGCCGCGCACTGATATCCCTATTGCTGACGGTTTCTACCGTGATGAATCCCTTGCTATAAGCGCGAGAGAGTGCGTTAACCTGTTTCCTCACCTTCCAGAGGGGCAATCTGCTACCACTGGCGCCTTAATCGGGTGTTCTGGCATTGAAGAAGTCTGCGACACCGCAGTAAACGCCTTCAATCGTGGCGGATCTGAGCACAAAGACAAGGCTTACACCGTAAACGGGAACAAGCTTTGGCGTATTGACTTTGCCACTGACTCTTTTGGGGTTAGAACCTATTCTGCTGTTGATGTGTCTGGCGCGGAAACGATAGAAGGCACAGCCAGGGTGTTTATGAGCAGCAATGGCGACCAATTGGTCATTGTTGCGCCTGACTACGCCAATCAGTTCAATGCTTGGATTTACACAGAAGGTGGCGGACTGGTTCAAATCTCCGACTTGGATTTTGATGGGCCAGTTGCTGGTGTTAGTTATGCCTATGGGTTTTTCCTATTCCCAAAGAAAGACTCCAACAAGTGGTTTATCTCTGACCTTCGGGATGGGTCGGCGTACATCGCAACAGACTTTGCCAGCGCCGAGTCTGACCCTGATCCAATTCAGGCAATCTCACCGCTTAACGGCGTTGTGTATGTGTTCGGTTCCAGAACGGTAGAGCCAAACCAAATCCTAACCGGTGTGGCTGAATTCCCATTTGAGGCTATCCCAACCGGCACCCAACAAAAGGGCTGTGTAGCCCCTGCCTCGCTCATAGAGGCCGATGGAAACCTTATCTGGATTGGCGCAGGCGAAAACGAACGCCCGTCAATTTACGCCACCAATGGAGGTCAGTCGGTTCGCATATCTACTGCGTCAGTTGACAACCTGATATTTGGTTTAGGTATTGAGCCTGTTCGCAATGCTTATGCCCTTAGGTGGGCTGAGCGCGGTCATGTATTTGTTTCATTCACCGTGCCAGGGGTTTGCACTATTGTTTATGACCCAACTACAGGAAGGTGGCACCAAAGAGAATCATTAGACCGGTTCAAAAATGAACAGCCGTGGCGGGTAACGTGTATAATTGACGCCTATTCAGTACTGTTAGTTGGTGATGAGTTGTCCGGCATTATTGGCAGAATGAGCGACGACATTTTCTACGAGTATGACGAAGAAATACGGCGGAACTTCTCCACCGCTCCGATTGATTCAGGTGGTCGCCCGTTCAGTATTTATCAGGTTCAGGCAGTAATGGAGACTGGTACCGCTCCGATCACCGGACAAGGCTCTGACCCAGTTTTAAAGATGGAAGTTTCTCGCGATGGCGGTAGATCATTTGAGCCTGCAATATCACGAAACATCGGGAAAATCGGGGAGTACTATTCGCCAATCGTATTCCCACCATTGGGTAGATTTGAAAGATCAGCTTGCTTCAGGTTTCTGATTAGCGAGCCAATCAAAGTAGTGTTTGTTAAAGCGGAGATGGAAGTCGGTGCGTAGACTTGATCGCAACACTCAAGTTGTAGACGAAGCTGGGCGCCCAACGCAACCGCTACAGATCTTCAGTGAGGAAGTATCAAGGCTTCCCCCGATATTTGGATCAGGATCACCTGTAGGCGCAGTAGAAGCAAGAGCGGGCAGGACTTACATAGACACCACTGACGACACAAAGATCTATTTTAAAATGGTAGATTCTGTTGGTGGCGATAAAACACTCGGCTGGAAATACGCGGCACTATTATGATCATAATTGACAGCTTTCTAGAAAATTACAGCGAGCTAAAAAAGCATTCATTGTCGTGCTCATTTTCTGACATTGTAAATCCGGTTGATGGCGTAGCTTACCCATTTATAAACAAAGACATTCCAGAATCCATAGTTAGTGAGGCACAAGAAAAACTATCAGAAATATTTGGCGATGTAAAAATTAACGCGATTTTTCTTCGCATGAGTCCTGCTGGGGTTGGTGTTCCGCACATGGCTCACACCGATATTAGCATGGGGCGCTATAGCCTAATGCTGTACCTGAATGATAAGGATGGTGCTGGTACTGGACTATTGACTCACAAGGAAACAGGAATAGCGTTTACCCCTGAGTCACAGTATTTTGCGGATATTGTTATTGCTGATCAAAATAACTGCGATGCTTGGCACATTACCGAAATGGCGCACATGAAAGAGAACAGAGCGGCAATATTCGATGCAAATAGGTTTCATTGTGCATTGCCGGTTGGAGGATTTGGCGATAGCCAATCAGAATCAAGAATTGTACTCACGGTATTCTTTGATGATTAGAAAAGCAGATAAATTTGATTTTGAGGCAATTCTTGATCTTTCCGAAGAATTCTGGAAAAGCACAATTTACACTGAAAAATTTGACCGAGACCACACAAAAGTAATGGTTGAAATGGCTCATTCCTGCGGGCTTTTGGCCGTTATTGATTTGGGTGGCGTAGTTGGATTTTGTGCTGCTGTTAAAGCTCCTATTATTGGGTCGCCATTGGCATTGGGCGCAACAGAGTTGGCGTGGTACGTAAAGCCTGACCATAGGGGTGGAAGGAAAGGCATAGAGCTAATGAAGTTCATGGAGGATTTAGCTGCTGACGAAGGTGTAAAATATTTCACAATGGTCGCTATGCACTCTAGCATGGAGGTTGGCTCGATATACGAGCGACTTGGGTACAAAAAATCTGAAACAAGCTACACAAAGGTGCTTTGATATGGCAGTTACTACAGCATTAGTGGCAACAACCGCATATGGCGCATACTCATCAAAGCGCGCATCTGACAAGCAAGTTGATGCAACCAACAAAGGCATATCTCAAACAAATGCTATGGCGGCGCAGTCGCGAAAGGACGCCATCCAGCTCTATAACCAAGCTCGTCAATCTGGGCAGCGCGGACTTACATCTGCTTTTAATTTTTATCAACAAGCAGCCCCGTCCAAGTATTCGCCAATCACCCAATCTGGCGTAGCGGCGCAAAGAGTAATTGGGCAAGGTGCGCAACAAGCAAGCAATGCGATCCTAGGCCTTCCTGTAGACATGAGCTTTACTGATCCGCAGCAAATAAATCCTGATTTGTCATTTATTCAAAATGCTCAGTTGCCAGAAATGACTGGGGAGTATTTGCCAGCAAGTCAATCAAGCCAAGTGCAGCCAGCCGTATCTGGTATAGCAAGAGAATTGGCACAAAATGCAGTTAGCGGGCGCGGCGGAAGATTTGGAGGTTTAAGATGATAGGCTATCAACAGCCAGTAGGAATGATTGGCGGAATGCCTGCTGGAGCTGCGATTACATCGGTGCAGCCCGGGATATCTTCAGTTAACCCAGCGATTACGTCAAATACAACTGTCGCGCCAGTGGCTGTCCAGCAGGCAATGGCTCCAGCACAAACTGGCGCGCCACCAATTGGATTGATAGGGTCAGAGCAGGCTCTTAATCAAGGTAAAACAGCGGCAGAGCAGGCGCTTGAGGAATCGTATTGGGCGGCGCGTAACGAGTCGGCAAATTACAGAAAGGCGCTGAATAACCGCAGCTTATCACTTGATGCTACACCAAGCGCTGATGTAATTAATCCGCTGAATGAAGCGGCTGCTAATTTTGATCCGTACATGAAAACCGGGCAGTCTGCCGATAAGCTTTATGCAGATTTGACCGGAAGTAATGGACCAGAAGCTCAGGCTGCTGCTCAGGCTGCTTACGAGTCATCGCCTGCGCTGCAGTACCAGATTGACCAAATGCAAAAGGTCACCGAGCGTAGCGCTGCTGCAAGGGGTGGATTGCTTGGTGGGAGAGTAGCTCTTGAGTTGCAGAAAAACGCACAAGGCTTGGCCTCTCAGGATTACTTTAAAAACTTGAGCGCTTTGGACGCGCAGGCAAATAGGGGTATTACTGCCGCTGGTCAGGTTGGGAATATCAGATCAACACAGGCCGGTATAGCTGGCAATCTTCAGGCTCAGAAAATGCAGGCTCAGGCAGAATATGAGATGCAGAAGGAGCAGATCAGAAATGATGTTGCCGGGCGCCTTACAAATCTGGCAGAGAATTACGGAATCAATAAGGCCGGCCTTAATACTGGATTCAGTCAAGCGGTTGCCGGTGGGCGACAAGATGCAGGCTACGCAATTGCCCAGAATGCAAATCAGGCTGCAAGCAACATCTCATCAATTTTGCAGAATCAAGGTATTCAGGTTAGTGAGATGATGGGCAAGGATATTGCCTCGTTAACTGATATGATTTACCAATCAGGAATGCAGGATAAGGCTGATATGCAAAATTTGGCTGCAATATTGGCAAACATTACTGGCGGTCAGGCATCAAATATCATGCAAGGCCAGCAAACTATTGGCGCGGCTCAGGCTGGCGGTACGGTGGGTGCAGCAAATGCAATCACTCAGGGTCTTGGCATGTATCTTAGCCAAACTGGAGGCAAAAAATGATCGGAAACTACAGCATAGATATGTCTCCAATCGCCCAAGGCTTAAACATGCGGGCGGCGAACATTGAGGCTGAGAAAAAGCGTCAAGCTGATCTCGAAATCAGAAAGCTGGTTGCCAAATCAATTCCCACTTTGCGCGAAGGCTCTCCGATGCGCCAATTGTTTGAGGCTGATCCGCAAACTGGCGCATTTTTGGCTAAAGCGCTTAATATTCCATTAAACAATCTTGACGATATGGAGCAGTTCTCGCAAAACGTCAGGACAATGGCGGGAATCGCATCAAAAGATCCTGCTGGTGCCGCTGCAATTGCCCAAAAGCTCCGAGATGATCGCGCTCAGATCGGACAAGATACATCAATGTACGACAAATTCCTGAATACTTATCAGGAAAGCCCAGAAATGGCGGTTCGTGCATTAAATGTGATGGACGAAACGCTTAACAAGGATTTGATTGATGCCGAGAAACTTAATGAACGCAAGATGAAGCTGCAAGAGCGCGGGCTTGATATTCAGGAGAGGCAGCTTGATCAGGGAAAAAGACCGTTTGCCGGCCAAGTTGTTAATACTTCTGAGGGGCTTACTGTTTTTGACCCTACAACCAATACATTCCAAAGAGCTACCATTGATGGAAAGCCACTTACTGGGGCGGCTTATGACCCTGACCTTAAACGCCAAATAAGTGAAGCTGGCGCTACCGGCACAGCGGTAGGCAAGGATACTGCAGGTGCAATAACAAGCGTTTCGCAGGTCGAGGATAACGCAAAATTCTTACGGCAAAAAGTTGATGAAGTCCTTAAGCACCCGGGTAGAGAGATAGCCACTGGCGCAACCTCATTGCTTCCAGTTGTGCCAGGCACCAAGGCAGCTGATTTTGTTAGCAGGTTTGATCAGCTTCAGGGAGATGCGTTTCTTCAGGCATTTCAGGCGCTCAAGGGTGCTGGGCAAATTACAGAAATTGAAGGGCAAAAAGCCACTCAGGCAATTAATCGCATGAGTAGAAACACCTCAGCTAAAGAATTTGATGCTGCAGCAAAAGATTTCCTATCAGTTGTTGATGCTGCAGAGAAAAGGATTAAACAAAAGGCTGGCGCTGACGATCAATCAGGTGGTGGCGAAACAGCCGCTCAAAGATTAGCGAGGTTACGCGGTGGCAACTAGACAAGAGTATCTTGATATTGCTGAGCAGGCATTGCGAGAAGGTGATGATGCTACAGCGATGGCCGCTATGGATGAAGCCGAAAAGCTTTCCTCTACTCAGCCTCAGCAGCCACAAGAAAAAGGCCTGTTGCAGCAAGCGGGTGACGTTGCACTTGAGGGTATGGCAGCGGTAAACCGTGGCGCTGCGGGGATTGTTGATTTTGCTATGACGCCGGTTAATGCTGCTATGGAATTGGCTGGTAGTGATGTGCGCGTGCCAAGCGCAGTACAGGCTCTTGCTCCAGCAACTCAAGGCAATTTCATGGAGGCTGGTCTAGGCCGCGATGTTGTACGCGCTGCAGGTGAGGCTGTACCCGCTGCATTGGCTACTGGTGCCGCCATTAGAACTGCCGCTCAACAACTTCCCGCAATGGCGTCTGGCGCTGAATCTGTAGGGGCTGGTGCACTTCGCCAAATGGGATCATCTACTGCAGCTCAGGACGCCATCTACGGTGGCATATCTGGTGCGGGCGCGGCTGTTGGACAAGATGTTGGTGGCGATAACGGCGCAATGATTGGTGCTATTGCTGCGCCAGCCGGTGTGGCTCTTGCTGGGCAAGGTATGGCGGCAATGGTTAAATCGATATTTGCCAACCCATCCACTGGGGCTGCTGCAAAAACAATTGATGACTTCGCTGCATTTGGTGAGACTCCCACTGTTGGGATGGCTAGTGGAAAGGAAGGGCTGCAAAGCGCTGAGACAATATCAAAAAGCACCATTGGCGGCGGCGCACTTCGCAGCAGGTCGGATTCAATAGCGGCAAACATGCAGAAAAGGCTTGCCCAAATAGCTGACGATCTGAGCACAAAAGAAGGTGCGGAGGCGGCAGGGCTTGAGATTAAAAAAGGAATTCAAGGCAAGGGTGGATTTCTTGATCGCTTCCGCGAGACGTCATCTGTTTTATGGAATAAGTCAGATTCAATGATTGACCCTGCCACACCTGTTACGCTTGATAACACCAAGGCAATTTTGGGTCAGCTGGTTCGCGGCGATAAGGTTGGCGAGATTCTTGATAACCCTAAGTTGGTTCAATTGAGCCAGGTTTTGGATTCTGGCGAGCCAATCGATTACAGCACATTAAAAAGCCTGCGATCATCAATAGGCCAAAAAATTGGTAACAATGAGCTGATTAGCGATATCCCACGCGCAGAGCTTAAGCGTGTTTATGGGGCGTTAAGCGAAGACATAAAAACGGCTGCAGCACAAAATGGTGATGAAGCACTAAAAGCATTTGAGCGCGCCAATAAATTTACAAGATCAGGACATGAACGTATTGATAACTACATCGAGCGTATTGTAAGCAAGACCGATCCAGACAAGGTTTTCGATGCTTTAACCAAGGGCGGTGAAGGAACCAAGACCATCAACGCACTGAAGCGAAGCCTAAAGGATGACGAGTGGGAAGTTGTTGCATCCAATGTTATTCGCAAGATGGGTCGGTCAACTTCAGGCAATCAAACAGCCGAAGGCGATGCGTTTTCTGTTGATAAATTTGTCACTGATTGGGATAAGCTAGGCAAGGCAAAGAATGCGCTATTTTCTGGCTCTGATAAGCTGGAGTCATACGCTGATGATCTGTCAAAGATTGCAAGAGCCGCAAGCACAGTTAAGCAGTCAAGCAAGCAGGCTGCAAACTATAGCGGCACAGCACAGGCGGCATCAAGGCTTGCTGCGGGTACAGGGCTTGCAACAGGCGTATTGAGTGGAAGCCCTACGCTGCTTGGTTTGACCGCTGGAAGTATTGCAATGAACACTGGAGGTGCTAGATTGATGAGCAATCCAAGGTTTGTTAAATGGCTTGCTCAAAGCGCAAAGATTCCAACAAGAAACTCTGCCGCAGCTATTGCAGCCCTATCAAGCGTTGCAAATCAATCGTCCGCAGATGATGCGGCTGTAATCCAGCAATTGGCCGAAGAATTGGAGCAAAATAAATGATAGAATTACTGGTAGCTGCCATCATATTTGTTTTTATTTGGGCGCCTGCATGGTGGCCGGAGGATAAGCAATGACCGAACGATTCTATCCGCCATTTGCGCGCTTCTTTACGTCAGATTTAAAGACGCTGCCCGGTGCGCTGCTGTACTTTTACGAAAACGGCACCACTACACCAAAGATTGTGTATCAGGACGTTGCAAAAACTACGCCTCACGCAAACCCTGTTGTCGCTGGAACGCTTGGCGCTGGTGCCGACCAATTCCCTGCTATTTTCTTGGATGGCACATACGCTGTAGAGCTTAAAAATGCTGCCGGTGTAACACAAGACGGATGGCCTCAGAACAACGTTGGCGGCGAACAAGTAGAAGGGCAATTCGATAGCTACTCATCAATCACCAATTACACCATTGGGCGCATCGTTTCTGGCTCTGATGGCCAATTTTATCAGTCGCAGTCTACCCCCAATTTAAACCGCGATCCTGTGCTTATCGCTAATCGCCCAACCTACTGGGTGCAGCTTCACCTTGAGCAAGAATACGACCCCGGCGCAACCTATGAGATAGGTCAGCAGGTTATTTATTCCGGTCTTGAGTATGTAGCTGTTGCGCAAACTACTGGCAACACCCCTGCATCAACTAGTGCATTCTGGAAATTGGCTGCTGAGTTTTTCGCGTGGAATGCGTCAACTACTTACGCAAGCGGCGCGGCTGTTTACGTAGGATACAAAAAATACATATCCCAGCAAAACACAAACCTAAACCACACTCCAGCTGATGCTGGTGATACTTGTATTGCTATTCCAAACAGCACGCCGAACGGATGGAATGTTGTTCATTATCAACGTAAAGACTTAGCCCCTGGCGCTGCTGATACTTCCGCTAGTTCGGTTAATCTGACCGGAACGATTGCAAGTGGTGTAACTGGTGTTACGCAAAGCCCTGGAGACAACAGCACTAAGATTGCTACTACTGCTTATGCAGATGCAGCTGTCGCTGCTGCAGGCTCTGGCGAATCAATTTTTGATGTTGACGCCTCTGTCGGGTCCAACGCCTTGACGATCACGATCAATGCGCAATCGATAAAATTTCGCAGCACGACCCTCACTGACGGAACCCCTGTAACTCGCACGATAGCTAGTCCAATAACGATGACGGTCTCTAGCGGCTCAACGCTTGGGACTATCAGTGGAGTCCAGTCCGATATTCTGATTGTCGCAATTGACAACGCCGGGACCGTAGAAGTCGCCTGTATTAACTTTGCTGGCAATACAGACGTTTCTGAAACAGGACTTATCAGCACGACGGCGGAAGGCGGTGCCGGGGCGGCTGACAGTGCTACTGTCTTTTACTCAACTACCGCTAGATCAGACGTTGCGTATAGAGTTGTCGGACTCATAAGAAGCACACAGGCAACAGCAGGAACGTGGGCGACGACTCTGAGCCTTGTTCAGGGGAAGGGCGGCAACTCATCGTTCTTAATGATGAGCGTAGGTTACGGACGAAGCGTCCTATTCACTACGGTTGCGACCACAAGCGGAACAACTGCCGAATTTACAGGTATCCCGAGTACTGCTAAAAAATTGACACTTATGTTCAATGGGCAGGGTAATGCTACGACTAATGCTGGAAATCGATTAATCCAGCTTGGAGATTCTGGTGGCTATGAAACAACAGGATATGCCGGCGAAGATACAAGCGGCTTTAGTTTTGGTGTTGTCGTCCTGCAACCTACATATGGGCATATCCAAATCACAAAATTCAGCCCAACAGCAAATACATGGGTTGCATCTGGAAATCTTGTTCAAGGATTCAATTGGGGTGATATCCCTGTTGCTGGAAGTAAGACACTATCCGCAACTCTGGACAGAATCAGAATCAATAACCCCGAAACCATGAACGCTGGCTCTATCGGCCTCATGGTTGAATGAACCAGCTTGCCAAGCTCTTGGAAAAGCGCCTTGAAGAAAAAGGCGCAGACGTAAAGGATAACTATCTCCTAATGGCCCCTGATATGGGCGGAGACTTCAAGAGCAAGAGTCGTTCTGTACGGTTTGGAGAGTTGCTTGGTGAATACGGAAAATACTCAACTAACGAGGGACGTAACTACTACGGATACGCGGGCATGCAGCCATGGAACATTGACAAGCTAAGACTAGGCGGGGCGTTGGGTTTATACGGCAATTCTAGAGAAATCAACCCGCTTGCAGGGCTTTTAGTTTCGTACCCGATTCATAATGGAGAGGCGAGGCTCTTGCTCTCCCCTGGTAAAGACGGCCCAGCTATATTTTTTGGACTGGAGAAGAAGTTTTGAAAGTTGCGCATTTTATCGGAAAGCACACCAAAGACACGCCAAGCGTCCGTCTCGGGTGGTTCCTGACTCGCCTTGTCCAAAAGGGCAAGTATAAGCAAGTCACCCACTGCGAGGCAATCCTTGAAGAACACGGGGACGGCAGCGTAACAATCGGATCGTCTAGTCTGCGTGACGGTGGGGTGCGAACAAAGCGCTGCTTCCTGACGCCTGAAAATTGGCTGATCATGGATGTGCCTCAGTGGGATTCAGCTAAGGCGGCGGTTTGGTTTGCCGAGCATGACGGCGAGAAATACGACCTACGTGGAGCCTTTGCTAGCTGGCTTCCTATCTCTTGGAGTGGCTATAACGAGTGGTTCTGCAATGAATCCGTGGCCGCTTCTGTAGGCATCGAGAGCCCGGAGATTTTCGGGCCTGCTCAGTTTGCGGCCATCTGTTCTAGTCTCAAATGAAGCACCTCAAAGACATGAAGAGCTGGTCCATCGCTTTTATTGAAAGCCTTGGCATCTTCCTTTTCAACGCAGTCTTTGTGCAGAGCTTTTACACTGCCTTGGGAGAGTCCGTTTCATCCAGCAGTGTCCTGATCGTAAGTGGTGGGCTGTTCGTTCTTCGGATGGTCTGGTTTTATCTAAACCTTAGAATACGCCTGTACCTAGAAAAGAGTGGACCATGAGACTAAAAAGAAAATTGATCGTCCTGCTTGCCTATGCGGCGGCGTCAAAACATGCCATCGCAGCCTCTGGAACTGCGGCTGTCTCTGGCGCTACTGCTGCCGTCCTGACATCGCATGACTGGATGACATGGGCTGTTTCAGGTATTGGGGCCGTGGCCTATCGTCTACGTCATCCAGAAGTCAAGAAAGTCGTTTCCGTAAGCAACGGCATCATTTCTGTCTTTCTCGGTGGACTTGGCGCACCATGGCTAGTTACTGTCGCAGTTCCGGGGGTAACCCAACCCCCTTTGTATCTAGCCGCCTTTCTAGTGGCTTTGCTCTGGCCGTATATGTGGGATAAATACATGCCAGCCAAAAAGGATGAATCATGAACGAAGTCTTTGCAACAT